CAAACCCCACGCGACTTATCATACCTTAGGGTCCCTGTAGGAGTGACTACGTGAGAGTACGTGACACCCGGAGAGACGGGTATTTCGAATATGACAAGTAAAGACAAACAGCGAAAGAAAAATTCAAAGTGTTTGGTTACAGCGGATGTCGGTGGTGGGTATTCGCCGCGAGGAGTTAAGGGCTTTACAATCCCACTACCCCTAGGGGCTGCCAACTATGGGGACGCAGTTAAACTGGTCTCCGAGGGCGTAACGCCTCCGTCCACCGGGAAAGAGTCATGTGTTCGCACCCCTGACTGCTACCCGCTGTTTGTGCTTCCTGGTGAATCTTTCGAGCATTTCACCGAGCGCGCCCTTTCACACTTAGGGTCTAAAGAACGTGGTTCGGCCCACCCGGGGCCAAAAAACGGTGAAAATCGAGGACGGCATCCTGACGCGCAGTCTAACCCTTACACGGTGTTAGACGGTGTCGACATGGATGGGTGCACTAGATCGTCATGCCTTAGGAAGAAGGCAGTAACTTTAGTAAAATGGTATCGCCGTATGGGCTTACCATATGAAAGAGATCTTCCGCCCCGCGTGGAGTGCGGTCAGCTTCGGCAGGCCGTACGTCAATGCTTCTCCCAAGAGGGGGTAACCCTTTCTTGGGAACTGAGTTTCAAATCCATCCAAAAGGTGGAGAGCAGTTGTTGTAAGGAATGTGAACCGCAGTTCCTGTCGAAACTTGGTCCGTGGCGCGAGGCAAGGTCCCAGCCTGTTGAGGTGGATCCAGTCCATCTGGAGCGGTTCAAGTGCGCTCTAGCTGGTAACGTGGATGATGGCTGGGATAGCTTCAGGACCCCGTTTATCCCGAACGGGAATGCCACGGAGGCGTTTAAACGGCGCCACGGTGGTAACTGGAATAAAGAGGAATTTTCGGATTCATGTAGGGTCGAGCTCGTGTTTTCGTCGGGTAAACCGAGGATTGTCACGATGTATTCGTCGGCGAACACCGCATTGCTGGCTCCCCTGCATTATTCTCTTTATTCTTGTCTGAAGCGGAAGGGATGGCTCCTTGTCGGGGAACCTACCGAAAAGGACATAAGTAAGTTAACAGGAACGAGGTTCCTCTCTTTTGATTATTCGTCTGCCACGGATATGATTAAGACCGCGTACGTTCGCGCGGCTGTTGACGTGCTTATTAGTAAGGCACATCATTTGACTGACGATGAGATACGAGCTCTGCGTGTTTTATCAACTTTGTCGTTTGATGAGATGAGTGGTGAGACGACTAGAGGCCAGCCCATGGGCTCTATCATGTCGTTTCCTCTTTTATGCCTTATGAACAAAACCGTTGTTGACTTGTCGATAACGGAGTTGTTAAAAAGGAAGGAGATATCGTTTCGAGAGTGGTCTTCACACCCGTGTCTAATTAACGGGGACGACCTTCTGTTGAAGGAAGTCAGACGCGATACGAATCTCCGAGGTGAGATTGTCAAGGAGGGCGGCAAGGTGGGCTTTGTCGTTAATGAAGAAAAAACCCTTGATAGTCAAACTGATGCGGAGATCAATTCAACGTTGTTTTCGGAAGGCGTACGCCAGAAGAAACTTAACGTTTCGTCTCTCTGGATGAAACCAGATGTCAATGATGTGTTAGGTTTTGCTGCCGAAGCATCGATCGATGGAAGTACGTTCCGTAGGATCGTACGTGCTAATGCACATATCCTCAGC